GCACCAGCCTTCGCGACCGCCGTGAATCCGTAGGGGAGCCAATGCTCCACGCCCGAGCCGTCCGGCCCGTCCTCGAGGTCGTCGTATGCGCGGAGCTTGGCGACAACGCCCTGGAACTTAGACGAGTCGGTGACCCGGTCCACGACGCCACGGAGGAACATGTCGACGAGTCGGGTCACTTCCACACCCCCACGGCCGCGCGCATCATCTGGGTGAGCGTCGCCGCAGCCTCAGCCCGCGCCTCGGCGAGCGACTGGCGAGGAGATGCGCGACGCTTCGACGGCTTGGCGACGATCTCGTCGACGGTGAACGCGGACGGGGGTAGCAGCACGAGATCCGCGATGGTCCCGCTCGCGTGACTCTTTGTGTAGTCGACCGAGACCACCACGAAGACGCCGTCAAGCCGTGCCGTCGTGCTCACCACGCGCACCCGCTGACCCTTCTGCACCACCGTACCGTCCGCCCACTGCCAGCCTTGAACCTGGACGCGCACCGGCACCGAGCGCCCGGCCCGCGTCGCTGCCTCGGCTCGAGCTCGCTCCCGGCACTGCGCAGCGCCCGACGCCCCGTCCGCGTCGATGACCGTCGGCCGGTGTAGCGTCACGTCGGGATCCGATGCGTAGCCCGATGGCGACGACACCGCCTCGCCGCTGTCGTTGTCCGTGCCGTAGCTCTGACCCCGGCAGTAGTAGTCGCTAAAGACCTCGGTCGCGTCCGCCGTCGACTCAACCGCAAGCACCGGGCCCTCGCCCGCGCGGATGGTCTGGGCCACCGGCCCCGACTGCGCGACGCTCGTCAGCACAAGCCGGCCGTCAGCGTCATCCGTCAGCAGCAGGTTGTCGGGCCGGACCAGCCGCTCGATCGCCCCGTGGACGCTCTCGGAGGCCTTGGCCGTCCACGACCGAACCTGGCGAGTCAGCGTCACGCCCTCCCCCACGGCGACCGTCACGCCAAAGGGGACCGCTAGCGCCTGGGCGATCTGGAGCGGGGTCCGCCGCTTGTGGCGCCCCTTCGCGGTCGCGACCGAACACTCAAGCTGTGCCGTCTTCGACCGGCCCTCGAGCTGGACGAGCGATCCGTCCACCGCGTCTCGTGCCGTCACCCGCTCCACGATCCCGGTGATGACCTTGGTCCCGTCGACCCAGACCGAGCAATCCTTCTGGACGCCGATGTCCAGCGGCGACTCGGTGCCCGGGTCAAACGCCGAGAGTACCACGCGGAATTGCCCCGCCGACTCCTCGAGGGACGTTCGCACCGACACCTCGGTCCATCCACCGTAGCGCTTCCCGCCAACTCGGATCTCGACGCTCATGAGGACGCCACCACGAGTTCGCCACCGTCGACGAAGAGCGGGTGCCGAATGCCGTTGCGCTCCACGATCTCGAGGGCGCGGCCGGCGTCGCCGTAGAGGTCCCAGGCCAGCGTCAGCGCGGTCTCAAAAGGCACATCAAGGACCAGCGTTTCCAGCCGCGCGAGGTTGCCCACGCGGGCGTCGATGTCGAGGACAAAGGCCGAGGCAAGGTCGATCAGCTCCTCGCGCGTAGTGCTGTCCGACTTGTCGGCCTCGGCGTAGATGCGCGCCGCGTAGGTGTTGCGAACCTCGATGGCGTCGTCCGCCACGTCCCATGTTGTGTCCGCTGCGAGCTCTACGACCCGGGCGAGGGTAAGGCGACGCACGAGCCGGTCCATCGCCGTGTCGTTAGCGTCAGCAACGTCCGTGTTCGGTGTCGACGTCACGGAGGACGTGTCGTCGGCTCCCGCGTCGGCGGTGAGCGAGTCGCACCCGGCGATGGTCGTGATCTGGTCGATGGCCGACTGGAACGCCGCAGCGAGGTCGGCCGGCGTGTCCACCAGCGTCGAGGCGTCGTTCTCGAGAGTGTCGACCGCGCTCGACAGAAGCGCAGTTGTCGAGGTCACTGTGCCGGTCGTGATGGCCGCTGCGAGCGTGCCGACCTTGGTGATCGACTTCGCCCGGCTCCACCCCGGCACGTCCTCTACGTCGAAGGTCGACGCGAACGCCGCGATGGCGCGAGCTTTGGCCGCCGCCGACTGCGTTCGGGCCTGCTCCTCGGTGTCGTCGATGACGAGGGGCCACTGCTGGTCGCCCGTCTCGGTGTAGTTGATCGCGAACCGAACGACCGGACCCTCGTCGGTGATCCGTTGCGTGATGTCGACGTGACGGATCTGGACCGTGCGCCGACCGAGGAAGGGGTGAACGAGGACGCCCGGCCCCTCTTCGCGCAGCGCGTCTCGAAGATCGGTCGCCCGCTCGACCCAATCGTCGCCGAAAACCGTGGCCGTAAAGGTGCCGCGCTCGGCCTCGCCCCCGGTGTCCTCGGCGTAGGCGGAGTCGCTGCCGACAAACTCGTGGTCAGGGCCCAGACGGCCCGTCCCGAGCGTCCATTCTGGAACGTGGAACGCCACCCCCCTGAAGGACGCCGGCTGCATCTGGTCTCGCCACGTCACGGCGTCGCCCCCACGGTTCGCACGCCGACCTTGAGGCCGAGCGGGGACTTGGACTCGGTGCGGACCACCGTAGCCCGCTCAGCGCCGTCGCCCTCGAGCTTCACGCGGACCATGACCTCGCCCTTCTGCGGGCCGAGCGGCGCTGTAGCCATGCGAGCGCGGATCCACTTGCGCTGCTCATCGACGAAGGTCCGCTCGAACTTCTTTCGCACGGACGCGCCACCCGTCGACACCGCCTCAAAGAGTTCGCCGAGCGACCCCTGGTAGGGGTTGGCCGCCGAGACAGCTTTGCCAAACCGCTCGACGGCCGAGACCCGCACAATGCGGTCTTCGTACTCCTCGAGGCGCGACTGTCGCTCGAGCAGATCGATGAGGTGAAGCGCGTCGTCGACCGCCTTGCGGATCGTGTCGATGACCGGGCCCATCGCCCGCTTGACCGCTGCCGCTGCCCGTCTCACCGCCGGTGGCATGTCGTCCCAGAGCGCCACCGCTGCGGCGATGCCTCCAGCAACCAGGCCCAGCGGTCCCAGGAGCGACGTCAGGCTCCCGACCAGGCCAACGCCCAGCATGGTAGACACCGCCGGCACCACGTTCTCGATACCCCCGAGCATCTCGACGAGGCGGCCAAGCCCATTCCACACGCGCGCGATCCCGTCGCCCACCTTGCCCCACGGCACCGACCGCAGAGTCGTCACTAGCTTGCGCGCGAAGTCCTGTACCCGCGACGAAATCAACTCACGGTTGAGGCTCGCCCACTCGGTAAACTGCTTCAGCAGCGGCTCGACAACCGGGATCAGCGCGTTGCCGATGGTGTTCTTGAGCCCCGCCATCGCGAGGTCGAGCCGCGCCTGAGTGTCGACGAATCCCTCAGATTGCTTGAGCGCGTCGTCGTCGACCACGCCGAAGTAGCGCTCGAACTCCTTCCGGGTGTCACGAAGGGCATCGGCGCCGTTCTCCGTCATGAGCGCCATCTTCGCGCCCGCGCGACCGAAGGCCGCCGCGGCGAACGCCGCCCGGTCCGCTGGCTCCTCAAGACGCGCCATGCTCTCAAACAGCAGGTCAATGGCCTCCGCTGTCGAGCCCGCCGACTGAACTTGCTCCAGCAGACCGCGGTTGCTCTTCCGCAACATCGCGTACAGTGCACCCGTGCCGACGCGCGCCTCGCCGATGCTCCGCGTGGCCCTCTCCATGCCCTTCGCGAACTCGCCAGCACTCACGCCCGACAAGTTCGCCACGTGCCGAAGTTCCGCGTACGCCTGCGCCGTGATGCCCGTCCGTCGCGCTGCCTTGGCGAGCTCGTCGTTGGCAGCCGCAACGCCCGACGTCATCTTGTAGAGCGCGGCCGTCGCCACCCCCGCACCCGCAGCGATGGGCACCGCTGAACGTGTCGCGACCGCACTCATGCGCGTCGTCGCGGCAGCGACGCGACCACTCAGGCGTCGGAGCGGACCGGTGAGCCGGTCCGTGAGCCCGATGATCGTCTTGAGTCTCAGGTCAGCCACGCTGCTCCTTGAGGAGTGCTGCGAGCCCCTCGGCCCACCACCCGACCTCGAGGTCGGTCATGTCCAGCAGTTGCGCGGGCGACCAGCCGAAGTGCTGAGCCAAGAAGGCTAGCTCTGCCCTCCACTCACCCGGCCACCCCCGGTGAAAAAACCGATGATCTCGCTGATGTAGCCGATGTCGTCGGCGTCCATCTCATAGACGTCCGCGACCTGTAGGCCGGTGAGTCGGCTGATCAACTTGAACGTAGCCGACACGCCGTCGCCGAGCTCAGCCGCCACCTTCATGTCGCGGCCCTTCAAACGACGGACGGTGACGCGGTCGCAGACGACCTTGGAAGCCAGTTGAAACGGACGAACCGGCCCCGAGGCCGCGCCCGTCTCATCGTCAAAGGACCAGCCCTCGCGAAGTTCCATCACGCGCCCACGAAGTCGAGGTCATCGAACTCAAACCGGCAGGGGGTTGAGCCGTCCGCGCCGTTGGCGGTGACGTCCCCGACGTAGTCCCCGAGCTGCCCCGAGAGCGTCGACCCGTCGCGGAACACCGCAATGATCGTCGCATCCTCGGTGCGCACGACCTCTTCGACCTCGGCCGGCGAGCACACGAGCTCGATCTCCATGTAGGGGACCATCCCCTGGTAGAGCTTGCCCGCCCGGCCCGTAAGACCCGGCACACTCTCGCCCACCATCTCGTTGCGCGTGTCGTAGGTCACCGCCGTGTCCGCCTTGGGCGTGTAGGGCGTGCCGTTGATGCTGAAGGCCATCAGGCCGAGCTTCCGTGCCATGAGTCAGGTCTCCTAGGCCGCCGGGTCGACGCGGTTCGCGCTGATCACGAACTGGCGGACGTACTCGGGGGTCATGTTGGTGTCGATGCGGTTGGAGTTGCTGCTGTTGATGGCGACCACGAGGGAGTCCGCGAAGTCGTCCACGTTCTGCACCCAGCCGATTCGCTCGAGCTTGCGCATCTCGCCGACAAGGAACGCCTTGAAGCCGGCCGGGTCCACCGCGTCCACGCCCGCACGCAGCTTGCTTGCGTCGTCCACGAGGAGGTGACGCGGGTAGGTGGCGCGGATAGCCGCGATGAGGCGGATGAAGACCCGCATCGAGACGAGCACATCATTCAGGAAGAGGTAGTTCGCGTTCTCGCTCGTCGTCGTCAGGCGGAGGATCTCGATGCCCGTGTCAGACTCGGACAGTGTGCCCAGGCCGCCGTCGATGAGGGCCGACTTGTCCGTGTAGGTCCGACGGCTGCCACGGGGCGACGGGTAGCCCGGAACGGTGAGGCCGGTGAACTGCCGCGCAGGGGAGTTGTCGCCCGCGAGTGCCGAGACGCGCACCCGGCCCGCAACCGCGGCCGCAACGCCCCAGGGCGGTTCCGGCGTCGTCTCGGGGACGTCCACGATCACGCTGTACCGGCAGTTGCGGCCCGCACTGAGCGTGATGTTGTCAACCGCGGAGTCGCGCGAGCCCACGATGGCGTAGCCCCAGAGCTGCCGTGTGGGGTGCCAGCGACCCGTCGAGTCCTCGTTCAGCTCGTTCTCGACCGCGGTCAGGCTCGGCGCGTCAATGAAAGGATGGACGATGGTGGAATACCGGTCGTCGTCCAGGTTGCCCAGCGCCGTCGTGATGTCCGCGTCCCTCAGGCCCGATGCCATCGCCGTAACGGTGAGCGACAGACCAGCCGGCGTGGCGTCGCCAGGGAACGGATTCGACTCGATGACGACCAGATTCCCGAGCTCCCCGTCGTTGGCGGCGGTGAGGTCGACATCGTCCCCGTCATCCGCAGCCGAGACCGCCGTGCGGCCGTCGGCGTTGATAAGCGGGACGAGGGCGTCGACCACGTCTGCGGCGGTCGCGCCCTTCGACACGCCCGCGCGGATGGCTCGTCCGTTAATTCGCAGCGACACCGTCCCGCCCGCGGTCGCCGTGCCCGAAAAGGCGAGCGTGCCCGTCGCGGCCACGCCCGCCGCGTTGTCCGGCAGGCCGATCGCGTACACCGCGCCGGTCGGGTCCGTCTGGCGGTAGCGCCAAAGCATGTGGGCCAGGATCGACTTGGCCCCCGCGAACGCTTCGCAGTCTTCCCAGGACGTCCCCAGGAAGAGAGCGGGCGTGTTGTCGGCGAGCGTCGACGAGCTCGTGTGCGGACCGATGATGAGCACCGGGCCGACCTCTTCGGTCGTACCCTGGCCGGGGCCGAGCTCGAAGTAGACGCCCGGGACCTTGGTGTCGGGAACGTAGGTGAAGCTCATCGTCGGCTCCTCACGAGTAGATGTTGGTCACCTCAGCAGAGGTGCCCTCGGTCGAGGTGATGTGCGCCTCGCGGAACTGGTCCGCCGGCGCTGTCGTCTGGTCGTGCTGGACCTCCCAGGAGAGGTCAAGCGAGAGCACCGCCTTGCCGCGTGCTCGCCGGGTCGTGCTGTCGATGAACTGCCGAGTGCTCGATGCGCCGATGGACCGAAAGAACATCCGCCAGTCGTCGTCGCCAAAAAGGGCCTGGCGGATGGCCTCGACGAGCGCGTCGAGTGCGTCGGCCAATGCTGCCTCGTTGCCGTCTTCCATCAGGTCGTAGGCGTGGACCTGGACCGTCAACGTCCGGTCCATGAAAGGCTCGGTCTGGGCAAGAAGCGTCTCGCGGTCGATGTCCGCCAGGACGACCACGGCTGGGTGGACGTGGTCCTCGTCGATGGGCACCGACCGCGAATCGTGCACCACGCCTTGGAAAGCCGAAGCCGGACCCACGGCAATCGTCAGCAGCGAGACCACCGAGGCCCGCACCGCCGAGTTCGTGCCCGACGCTGGTGCCGGCATCAGGCCACCTCGATGGCGTGAAGCGTGGCGTCTCCGTTGCCGGTGCGCTCGATCTCCACCACCTCGTAGGTGATGCCGCCGTGGGTGAACGTGTCACCCGCCGCCGCCTCGCCGCTCTTCGCGGTGGGGTCAGCGGACAAGCGAGAAAGAATGACGTGCAGCGCAGGGCCGACCGACACCGCCCCGTCATCGAGCACCGTCACATGCTCGAGGTCGAAAACGGCGTCGATGTCGGCCGCCGAACCACCCGCGGGCGTGTACGAGACAGCGACCTCCCAGGGCGACGCGGCCCCGGTGTTGGTCGCCGCCTCGATGTGCGCGCGGAGGCTCATGTTACGGAGTCAGCTCCTGGAGCGCCGCCTCGACGGTGGCGCCGACGTAGAGACCGCCCGCGTCCTCGATGCCCACGAGAGCGGCGCCGCCCGAACTCGACACGAGCGAGCCGAAGGTGGCGAACAGGTTCGAGGCGTCCGCGTCGAAGATGACCTCACACGAGGTCGCCCCCGATGCCGCCGCCTTACGGACCTGGCCCATGTAAGGGTCGGTGCCGATTCTCGCGTTCGCGAGATCCACCGTCTTCAGCCCCGCCACGTCCCAGAAGACCGGGTCGCCAACCGAGTAGGCCGTGCCCGTGGTCTTGTCGACCTTCGCGATACCGTCCCGCAGCAGGGCGACGTTGGCGCCCGAAGCCGCGCTGGCCTGCGGGATGCCGAGGAAAACCCCGTTGCTCACCAGCGGAGCGCCACTCGTGGCCGCCGCCGGGGCGGCGACCGTGACGACCTTGGAGGGTCCGATGTAGTTCTTCATGTGCTTCTCCGTCGTCCTGGGGCTTAGGCGCCCGCGTTCTTGTAGGCGCCCTCGCGCTGGACCTGGCCGAACCCGAAGTCCTCCCAAGCGTAGATGCCCACACCGCGGTAACTCGGGACGTCGTCGGCCGGCGCCGTCTGGAGGCCGGCAGCGCCCTGAAGCGTGCCGTACTCATAAGCGCGGTAGACGCTCGGGTCCGAAAAGAGGTACCAAGCAGTCGTCGACGAATCGTCGAGGTCGCGAGCATAAAAGAACTCAAGCCCGAGGACCGCCGGGGTCGGGACCTGGCCCGAGCCCACCGCGTTGCCCTCACGCCACGTGGCATAGAGCTTCTCGACCGTCGGCGCCAGAGCCAGCGGGTAGACGAGGAAGCGCGGCGCGATGCGCAGCTTCTTCGTCTCGCCGTCGACCGTGCGCGTCTGGCCGCGCATCGCCTGAATGCCGGCGTAGATGGTGTCGATGTCGGGTGCCGCGCCAGAGGAGGCGAGCGTGCCCGAGGCCGTGTTGTAGAAGGCCGCGCCGTCGGAGAGGTTCCCGTTCGCCGTGACCAGCGACCAGAAGTCCTCCTCCTTCTTGTCGGCGATGCCGCGAAGCAGCTCGGGGCGGAAGTCCGCGAAGGCCGACAGGTCGTCATTGACGATGGCCTGACGGGTCAGCATGAAGCCCGTGCCGACCGTGCCGAGCGACCAAGTCTCCTTGCGGTCCGTGGCCGTCGACATCTCAATCGCGCCGCCCTCGGGGACGTCCTTGAACTTCGCAAGGGCGTCAAAGCCGATGACCTTGCGGTCGCGGAAGTCGGGGAGCGTGACCGAGCGCGTCAGGCGCATCCAGGTCGTCTCGGTGGTCTGGCCCTCGTTAACCAGGGCCTTGCCCATCGCGTCCAGCAGGACGTGCGAGAAGTCCGAGGTCGTGTGGAACCCCGAGCGCTGCATCGACAGAGCCGTTCGCACGACCTCCTGGTCCGTCTTGCCCGTGGTCGACACGCCGCGCTGTGCGAGAAGGTGACGGGCGATGCCGGGGAGGCGCATCCCGCGGAACTCGCGGGCCTCGCTCGGAAGCTCGCCGCCCATAAGGCGGTGCTGGATCGCCGAGGAGATCGCCGACGAGCGCTTGTCCGCATCGTCCGCCACGACGTCGACCCCGTAAGCCGGGGACGTCGAGACCGCGTCGGCCTGGACCGCGTCGAGGGTCTGGAGCTTGGCGCGAACCTCGCTCACCCCGATGTCCGTCGTCCGCACCTCGTCCTCGAGCGCGAGGAGCTGGTTGACGTCGAACTTGTCGAGTCCGCGGGCCCACGAGATGACCCCGAGACCGTCGTTGATGCGCTGGCGCTCGGCCGCGCGAACCTGAGTGATGTCCACCGCCGGAACCTCCGGCGCCTGCGTGTCGGCCATGGTCGGCTCCTCGGTGTCGTTGGCCCGGGTCTCGGGCTGCTGGGGGTTGTGCGAGCGGGTGCCCGCGTCGTCGTCGGCCGCGATCGTGACCAGCGAAAGCTCGTGCGGCTCCCAGTTGCGGAAGATCCGAACCGAGAGGCCCGTGGTGCCCGCGCGCTCGTTGTACGGCGCCGCGTCGTCACCCTGGACGT